CATAGCATCTTCCATAAGTATATATTGCTTAAACAACTTACGAGCGGGTTCAATGTAGCTTCTACCATAAGGTAAATAACTTACATCTGAAAGGAGTCTAAAGTGGGCAATTTCGTAGTTATCAAAAATGACCATATTAACCCCTGTTGAAGCTGAGCTGTTAGGGCCTACTAAACCTCCATAATACCCACCAAAAGTTCCACCCCCACTTAAACCATCGGGGTCAAATTTGAATTGGACTTTATCTCTATTGTTTTTGTCAAATCCTTCTTCTCTAATAATGTTATATGCTGTATAGGGAATAACATTGTAAACACCAAATTTTTCGGCTATTTCTAATTTAAGGAAAAAGTCGCCATATTTACACATTTGGCGAGTCCACATCCATAAATTAAACTCAATATTGAGAATATCGTAAAATAGGTTATATAAAATTCTTTGGACTTTGTCATCACTACTTTTAATAGTGAGCACTTCACCCATTTCATTTTTTAAACTACATTCATCTGCTAATATATCTAATGCTGAAGCAATAATAGCATCGGTATCCATAGCTTCATAATCCGAATAGAGTTGGACTCTAAGCGTTTGATAGTTTAGTCCGGGGTTATAAACGGGAGAAGCATTAGTAGTATGAAGGCGAGTATACCTATCATATAAAGAGTTGGTATTAACTTGCCCCGCTACTTGGGTTTGGTTAAAGTCAAGGACTTTTAAAGTATCCCCACCAGTATTACGAATAATAACATCTGTAGAGAATAGTCTTTTAAGTCTTGTAAATACGCTTGTATCAGCCATTGTATATTAATATATGAATAAATATTAAAAAAGCCACCTAAAATCTTCATTTCCTCCCATTCCATTAGGCATTGAATAAGGATTATCATGGCCTGATGAGAAATAAGCACCTTGGTATGGGGTATTAGTTTTAGTTATTGAGTTTAGTGCTGCTATAGACATATCTAAGCCGTGTTGTCTAAATTTTAAAGCAGTATCTCTAACATATAAACCAATTCCAAAACTCATTATTAAGTCATCATTATAACCTGATTGGGCTTCTGCTCTGCCATTTTTCCAAACAAAAGTTCTCATTTCTTGAAGAAGTCGTTTAGATTTAATTGTTACACTTTTATCGGAAACATATTCTTGGAACTTTCCTATAACCATAGGACGAGTTCTCATAGACATAGTAAAACCTGGAACTTGGGATTGGTTATTTTCATAATTTCTCATATAAGTTTCAGCAGTTACCTCTTGGGTTTTGGGAGAATAATATAAATTTCTATATTCTCGCTCCATAATAACTTGGATAGTAGACCAACCTACATTAGCATTTTCTACAATTAATAAAGCATTATTATATTCGGTTGCTATACCCACTAAAAGATAACCATATTCCTTAGTTCCAATCTGTCCCTTATATTCCCCAACTTGAACATTGGATTCAATATCAAATACGTGAAAAGCTGAATAGTCTTTGCCGTCTCCACGAGCAACGTCTGCTACAACCATATAAGATCGGGAGTAATCAACTGGTTCCCAAATCCATAAATTTTTATCTACTCCTCGTCTTTCAATAGGTTCAGCAATAGTAGTTTGTTCAATAAACTCTAAATATTCTGGGTAAAATACAATATCACCTGAAGTGTTAAAGTCACAATCACATTCTTGGGCGGCATATCTTGGGTTGCCTAACAATTCATCCTGCTTATCCCTCCAAGCTTGGTCTCGTTCAGGGTGAACATACCAAGGTAATCTAATAGGGAGAAATTCATTCTCATTTGCTTCTGCTCGAGTCCAAGTTCTGTGAAACCAATTTCCGGTGCCATATGGGGTAGATAAAGCTATGCATCCACCCCCAGTAGCCAAGGTTTGTTGCGCTGAAGCCCAAATTTCATCAATTTGTTCAATAAAAGCCGCCTCATCTATTAACAGAAGAGATACTGCTTCGGATCTACCAGCATCACTTGATGCTGCTACGGCTTTAATTTGGGAACCATTTTCTAACCTTAGTGATAATCTATTATTTTCTGTAGCAGATACTTTAAGCCAACTGGGGAGGTTTTCATACATAAAACGTACTTTAGTTACCATATTCTTGGCAGTTTCTTGCTTAGTAGCAATACAAAGAACGTTTTTGTCCTTATGGAAAGTCATTAACCAAAGAGAATATCCCGCCGTTAGGGTTGATATTCCTAACTGGCGGGATTTGTTGATAATTGAATAATTATTATCTCTTACAAGATGTAAAACTTTTTCTTGGAAAGGATATAAATGAAAGTTAACTCTACCCCTTTGGGGGTGTTGTATCATACAATACTTTTTCATAAAATGCACTGGGTCTTGAGCGCATTTTAAGTATTCTTCTTTAATTATTGATTTTAAGTTACTCATTTTTTATAAATCCCTCCCATAATAATATACCTATAAAAGGAAAGGGTAAAATATTTACTATTCGTTTATAGGTAGATAGTTTATCTTGGGTTTCTTGTAATTTAGTTGTTAATATTTGGTTTTTAGCTTCAAGGTGAGCTCTATTATTATTACAACTATCCAAAGTAGATCTGTAATATTTTAACTCTTCATCTCTTCTTGAAATAATAAAATCCCTATAAAAAATAATTTCATTTAATTCAGTAGTGTCTCTTTTTAGTGATTCTACTTCTTCCTTAAGGAAATCATACATAATCAACTCAGCAGTTGCTTGAGTCACATACTCGCGAGGGATACAAATTAAAGAATTTTTACTTGTATCGATTTGAGAAAAACTCCCCAAGCTCGTCATTAGACATATTGTCAATATTAGCAATTGCTTCATTATATTTTATTCTTAATTTATTTAACTCTTTATTACGAGCTGTAATTGAGTTCCTTAAGCTATCAGTTTTGTAAGTAACTACTTGAATTTCCCTATTTAAACTATCACTTAAAGCCTTAAGTGAATCTAACTCAGTTTGGTATCTGGTATTGTTGTCTTCTATTAGAGATAAACAATCTACACATTCCTCTTTAGTTAAATCAAAGTATATATAACAACCTAAAAACCAAAATAAGCTGGTTAGTAAAATAGTTGATAAAATAGGGTTTTTCATACGTCAATACATATCAAAACAGATTTTTATTACTTGCTTTACACGTTCTTCAGTTGAACCAGTAAGAATATGATGCCAAGGTTTATATTTAGCAAGTAATAGTTTGATTGTTAAATCAATTTCATTCCTATATTCAGCATCTGTTTCTCTAATACCATTATCTTCAATTTCAATTCCTTTAGGAGAAACATAAAATATATAGTCATATTCTCTAATAAAACGTTTAGCATATTCTTCAAAAGCATCACCATCAATATAACTAATAGATCTGGCAAGTTTAGTAAATGCTATTACATCAACAATAGTTCTATCTGTTACAAGATTTTCATTCATTAATTCAGTACAACGCTCAGCCAAAAATATATTTTGACCTTTAAGTGTAGAATCAGTATTTAAAGGGATACCTAACGAATTAAGATATTTACTACGTTCAGTGGCAAAATGATAATCCTTAAATTCAGGTACATCTTTTAATGCATTAACCAGTGTAGTTTTTCCTACACTCATTGTTCCACAAAATCCTATTTTCATTTAATCAAAACTTTTAATATATAAAATAAAATCCTCTATTACTTCTTTTTGAAGGAGATTGCCATTTCTAACATTTTCTCTTAACAAAGATAATGAAAAATTCTCATCCTCCCAAGTTATATTTTTAAGACTTTTGAGAATAGATTTACATACTGCTAAATATTCAGGAGTATAAATAGTTTCATCTCCAAAATCTTCAATGTCTTGGAAATACGAATCTATTAAATATAGAAAATCTGTTTTAGATAGCTCCATACTAAAAAATTAACTTCTTTCCTTATATGCTGGGTTTTTGAACCAAGGTAACCCTTGGCGTTCTTTTTTTATTTCATTCCATTTCTCTTCAGTATACCTAATCCCATGAAGGTAATATTCACGTTTTCTCATATTCCCTTCAGGAATAAGGGCGGGTCCATCCCAATTATGAAGTTTACCTTCCCAAGAGTAAGCAATTGTGCCATCTTCAGGTTTAATAAGTCTGCGGGGTTTGTCAAATTTTTGTTTAGTCATATTAATTTTTACTTAAAATATTTTCAGCAACATAAGTCCCTTGAGCACCACTCACTGTAATTCCACGAGCACTCAATGCATCACCAACAAAATGAACATTAGGGTAAGTAGTAAGTGATAAATCTTTATAATTTACAAGAGGTTCAGGAGAAAGGTATTTTACTTCTGGCATATAAATACCCCAATCACTCCCAAGAGTTGGGAATATTTTTTTCATATCGTTAATAAAATCCATAATGTATCTAGCATAGCTCCCCATAGCATCATAAAAATCAGTTAAATCATCTACTTGAGTAGCTGTTACTTCTCCACCTTCCGAAGTAGTAGATGGTTTACGAGTTGGGCTATAATACAACCCAGTTCCATTCTTTTGTAATTTTTTAACTACTTCTCGCGACCATTCAAATGGATCATCAATGCCTTGAATCTCCATTAGAATGCCAAAATTAGTCATATTATTGCGGTAAGCTTCGTCCTTTTTAGCGTGGCCGTTATAGCTATGATCCCCATATGTTTCTTCTACAGCAACATAAGCAGCATTATTGTTTGTACAGAATGAGCGAAGTGATACACCTTCATTATCAAATTTTCTATACAACTTAAAATCATATGAAATATCAATTAGTTTCTGGAAGTGATGTTGGGGTGCTTCAAAACGGACCCCCAATTGCACACTCTTACTTTCAGTAGGTAAATCATATTTCTGAGCTAATTTAGCTGAAAAATCAATCCCAGCTTTTCCTGTTCCTATAATACATTTGTCAAATTTTATTTTTCTCATATTACTTGTTTTTATATTCCCATTTATAACCAAATGCTGTTTTTATTTTTCCTTTACAAGCTAAATTTATACAACCATTTGTGATTTTCTTATTTAAAGATAAGTAAGCTTCTGAAATAGAAGACCATTCTTTAATGAAATTGTCTTGTAAATCGTATTGAAGAATGGGTTTATTCATAATACCCATCATAGATTTACTTTTCTTTTCACAACTCTCCTTACTCATCT